TGAGCCATTTCATAATCTGTAACACCCTTGAAAGTGGCAGCAAATACTGCAGCCCTAGCAAAAGCTTCTTGTGCATGTGTTTCTTCCTCCCAGAAATATCTATCTCTTAGTGTATCTAAACTAAACTTGTCTAGCTTTTTTTCTTTTTCGTAATTTATCTCAATACCTAAATAAGGTTTTTGTCCTACTTTATCTTCTACCATAATTCTTATCTGTAATATTCTATTTTATCTAGTAATTCTAATAGTTTTTTTTCATACCATTCTGCTTTCTTTAAATCTTCAGTACCGTTTTTATATCTAAATCGCCAACGATACTTTAAAGAATTACCTCGTAAGTATCCTATAAATTCTTCTGAGGTTAACATAGAGTCAATAGCATCTATACATTCAATCTCTCCTGTGTTATAATGTTTAGGGTTGTTAACTATATCTCTTTCTTTTTCTAGTTCTATATCTCTTTCTTGTTCTCTTAATATATCTTGAATTGTTTTAGGTTTGCTCATTTAATATCTCCTCTAATGTAGCATTTGGATTTTCTTTTACCTTTTTATAAAACCATCTTAGAGTATATGCACTAACCATAAATTTATTATTAGCGAATATATGTGTTTCTTCTGGTAAAAACTCATGTAGATTTTTTTTAGTAATCTTAGTTGCATCTTCTCCGTCAGGAGTCATAGACCTAATCCATCTAATCAACAACTGAGCTGCATGTTTACGTAGTCTTTTTGCTTTTCTGCCATTCATTCGTAACCTCTATAACTTTAGGTGGTCTTGGTGTTTGTGTGAGATAACTATATCCTCTTGAATATTTAAATACTCTTAGACCTAATCCATCGTTAGCATCTGAATGACATTCAAACTTATGTCTGCAATATACACATTCTTTAGGAAGTTTCATATTGCCAGAGCTGCCTTCTGGTTCTGGATTATAACATCTTTGAGGTGGTTTGTCAAGCTTTATTGCTTTCTTAACATCTCTTATTTTCTTTTTAATATTAGGCTTATCAAACTCAGAAGGTCTGAATAAAGCTAACTCTCCGGTCTCTTTATTCATAGCTAAGAAGCCACCTTTTTGTGTACCTTCAGCTTCCTCGTAACCTGCAAGTTGTGGAAGATAGCCGAAGGTATCTTGCTCTGCTAACGTACCGTCTTTAAATTTCTTGAAAGCAAAGCCTGAAGCAGTCTTAATATCTACTACTTCTCCATCTATAGTGCAATCCATGTGTCCTTTAATACCAGACACGGATACTTCTTTCTGTTCATTACCTACTTTATGTCCAGAAATCTTTACTAAAAATAATAATACTTCTTCTAACAAATGTCCATATAAAAATTTAATAAAAACTGGAGCAGGTAAAGACTCAGTAGATTCATTCTCTGATTTTAAATCATACCATAACTGTCTAGTTGGTTTACCAATATTAGACATTCTTAACATGTCAGAACTTCTTGGCGATGGGTTAGCCCAATGATGTAGTACTTCTTTAATGCTTTCTCCTAGAGCATCTATATCTTCAGGACTAGCATCAAGAGGCTTACCTTCTCCTAAAACAGAAATCTTAGAATAAATATCTTCTACTAAGTTATCTAAATTTTTCATATTGTTTCGATTATATTTTTAGCATCTTGTTTGCTAATCTTAAACCATTCTCCTTTTTTCTGTTCAGAATTTTTCTTTAATAGTTTATGTGCTTTCTTCTCAGCAACTTTTCTATCATTAAAAAATCTACTGTAATGTAATTTATAATCTCTGAAAGGACTAGAGGTTTGGTATTGATTACATCTATCTTTAGAATCAATAGCCATACCAACTTTTACCCAACCTTTCCAAGATGGATTACTTATAATGTATATATCTCCGCTTTCTTCTTTGTTATATAACATCTTAGCAATCTTACTGATAGCTTGTGGTTTCTTTATCTTGCCAAAAACTAATTTAGTTAAGTTGCCTCCTTGCTGTAAGTATCCTTCGATAGTTCTAAACTTTCTTTTATAAAATACTAAACCATCCTCATTAAGATGATGATTGATACCTCTCTTTCTCCAAGTAGTTCCATCATACATTTTTCCATCTGCTCTGATGTCTCCGTTCTTAGGTTTTATATTAATGTGTTTCACTCCAGTTGTCTCCTACTTTGTATTCGCCATCTAAAGGACAGCGAAGATTAAAATATTCTCCTGCTTCTATTATAGCTTCGACTGCACGAAGTCCTACAAAGTCTGCTTGAGATTCCCTCACTTCAACTTGCCATTCGTCATGTATATTCGCAACGAACTTATAGTCAATAGTATTTAATTTTAGTTTACTATCTAATAAAGACAATGCTTTTTTCATAACGATAGCACCTGCTCCTTGTAATAAAGTATTTAAAGCAGCATGATTATTTCTAATGTAAAGCTTTCTACCGTCTATACCCTTGAGGTACTTCTTAGCTGCTGCTCTCTGAACTCTATCTCTAAGAGATTTAAATTCTGGTTTATTATCAAAGAAATATTGTCTAGCTCTTTTACCATCTGATGTATTTCCTCCAACCACCTTGCCAAGTTTTTCATCTCCTGCTCCGTACATGAGGGCGTAGATGAAAGTCTTTGCCTTATCTCTTGATTCAAGTCCTGCAAGTTTTTGATTAGAGGTGTGTATGTCTCCGTTAATGATTTCATTTATAAACTCCTTATCATCCATGTAATGTGCTAACATTCTTATTTCAAGACCACTAGCATCAATACCAACTAATTTATTTCCTTCGTCAACAATCCAACAAGCACGACACTCCTTACCATATTCACTACTGATACTTGGAACTTGTGCCATGTTAGGATTTCTATGTGTCATCCTACCAGTAATAGTACCATTAGGAATAACAAAGCCATGAACTCTACCGTCATCTTGTAATGCTTCTAACCAAGACTCTATCTGTGCAATTCTTTTTTGCAGTAATAAAAACCTAGCTATAAGATTAGCCTCGTGAATGTGGGTTATCTGAGATAAAGTTTTCTCATCTACAATAGGCTGACCGGTAGGTGTAAATCTTTCTGGCTTCCAACCAAAGTCTGTTAAGTATTCGCCAATCTGTTTACGACTACCAAGATTAAACTCTTGTAAAGTCTGTCTCATAAATGGTCTATAATCGGAGGTGTTTAAACACCTTTCATATTCATCATCAGTCAATCCTCTTTTAGAAAGAGTACCGTCCTTCTTGACATAAGGATTAACTAACTTATCGTCAACTAGACGAGGCTGAAATGTTTTATGTACTTCGTCTTCAATAGATTGCATTTGTTCTCTGAGTTCTGCTAATAATAAGTTAGCACCCATCTCATTAAACTTAAATCCATTTACTTCTTGTTGTTTCATTATATCAGAAACAGAATGTTCTAAACAAACTGAGTCTTTAGAAAAACCTCTGGATTCTTTTTTAAGTTCTTTGTATACTAAAGTATTAAGCTGAACATCACGAACACAATAGTTCAACATCTCTGCTGAATAGTTTTTATAATCTTCAAACTCAATCTTTTTAAATCCTAATTTATATCCCCACTTTTCTAGTGAATGTCCACCTTCACGAGTAGGGTTAAAGAGTCTTGATAAAACTAAAGTATCAAGAAGTTCTTTACTAGTTAAGTCTACATCAAAAAACTTTTTAATCATTGGTATATCAAACCCAACAATGTTATGACCAATCAACCTATCTGCTGATTGTAAAAGTTCTACACCATCATCAAGTTTACTAGGTGGAAACTTAAATATTTCATTTGTGTCTACATCTTGAGCAACGATACACCAAACCTTAGTGGCTTTTAAATCGTCTGTCTCTATGTCAAATACTAAATCCATAATTAAAATCCGTGTTCATCTTCATCAACTTGAATGTCAGATATATCTACCTCTGATAGTCTACCACTTTTAGAATCATAAAGCAAGTGTGTTGCCATGCCAACATCGCCAGTGTATCTTGATTTAAGGACACGAACTTTTGTAGTACGAGATTCATCGCCATCATCAGACTGTTGATTTCTTTCTAATGCCAAGACACAATCAGACAGTTGAGCAATACTCTGCGAACCTCTCAAGTGAGATAGGTTAACTTCGATACCATTCTCATGTCCTTTGTTACCGTCAACTCTTCTCAAGTGTGATACTAAGATTATACCTGCACCAGTTTCTTCAACGATACTTCTGAGTCTAGTCATAATATTATCAATGGCTCTACGTTCATCGCCCTCTGATACTGCACTTACTAACATGTGTAAGTGGTCAACTACAACCCATTTACATTCACAACCGATAATCATAAATCTAAGTTTAGAAAATATCTCATCAATATCATTCGTGCCAAAGTGAGCATGAACCCAAACTCTATTCTTATTGTCTCCATCATACAAGACATCAAAGAATTTATCAAGTTGTTCTGGTGTAAACTTCTCTCGTTCTTGGTCTATATATAATCTAGCGTTAGCTTCGATAGAAATAATCCCATCAATAGTTCTTCGCCAATCTTCTTCAAGAGCAATCACACCGACATTATCTTTGGTGCTTTTGATTAGCCAGTGTTCTAGCTCTCTTGTTACAGAAGACTTACCAAGTCCAGTTCCACCAGTAAGCGTTACCAATTCTCCTTGTCGTAATCCATACAACTTATCGTTCAATCCTTGCCAAGGATAAGGTACACTGTTTTTCTTTTCTCTGGTATGGTACTTGTCTCTCTGTTCAGAAACATTTAAAACACCAGATGGTGTATAGGTTTTAGCTGACCACCATGCTTCAACAAACTCTTTGTGCTTGTTGTTTCGGAGCATATCATTAGGGTCTTTAAAGCCATTAGGCAAGTTAAGTATCTTAGCTTTACTAGGTTTAAACAGTCTAGCAACTTTTCTAGCCGCTTCCTTACCTGCCTTGTCATTATCAAATGCAATGATAACATTCTCAAATCCTTCAAGAAATTCAAGACTATCTTTAACATCACGAACTGCACCTGCTGCACCTCGTTTAATAGAGACAACTGCCCACTTGCTACCTAGTAATTCATAGGCAGCCATAGCATCACACTCGCCTTCGGTTAAAGTTATATACTTGCCACTCTTGAAAAGTTGTTGTCCAAACAAACCTGTATCATCTAACGAACCATTCCAAAAGAATTGTTTATTAGGTACGTTTCTTTCTTTGGTTGAAGCTAACTCATGTCCATTATAAAATGGATACATGTGTTTTACTACATTACCCTGTAAGTCATGGACAACTTTTACTCCATACTTTTGAGCAGTAGCTTGTGATATTTTTCTATCGGTCAGTGCTGAAAAAGAACCGACTGATACATTATCAGGTTGTTTAAACGTATTATCTTTTTGTACTTCCATATTTTTTCCTTCGCAACTTTCTTTATAGTTAGGCATGAAGGTATCGCAACTAAAACATTTAGCTGACCCATCTTCATTAACACCAACTGCATCACTGCTATTACAGATAGGACACGGTTGGTGCACCTTATCCCAAGTGCTTGTCATATTAGCCCTCACTAATTATTATTTATCTTTAGTATCTTCTTCGATAACTTTTGTTTCAGATACTTCCTCTTTGGCAGGTTCAACCATAAGTGCTTCATCACAGCCTTCTAAAATCTTTTCAAGATTAGCTCTATGTGTAGCACTTGCAAAGTTTATTGCCTCCATTAAAGTTTCAAGAGTTCCAACTTTAGTAATGATAACTCTAGCCTCGCCTTGTTTAGCTTCATCAGCTATCTCGTTAACATTATAAACGTTTTCTCCGTCATCTTTTTTAATAGTAATAATCATATTAAAACTCCTCGTTGTCTGCTGATTGTTCAGCATACTCAACTAACTCTACAACTTTAACTGCAATCAATTCAGCAAAAGTTCCATAGTCATTCTTGTAAGGTTTAATTTTAACTTTAACCTTAGAGCCATTACCAAGTGCAACATCTATAGGGTTGCCGTCATTATCAATTAGCTTTGGTGCTTCATTGATACGACCTGCAACTTCTACTTTTCTACTAAAAGAAAAAGCAGGTTTATCAAACTTAGGTTGCCCACTTCTATCTCTAACTTGAGAGATACCTTTCGCTTCTAAATCAGAAGCAGTGCTGTCATCAGTTAAAACTGTAATGACATACTTGTGAGGTTGAAACCTCGTGTTAGGTGTAGTGATGTGTGGATACATCGCCTCGCCTTCTACATACTCATACATATTTTTACTCCTATATATAAATTGTTTTAATTACTTTGCACATTATATCACAAGTAGATTTAAATTGCAAGTCTTTTTTCTTTTCGCTTTGCATTATTTTTTTGCCTAGTCATTTCGTTCTCTTCGGCAAACCACTCATTGATGATGTGTTCTTTTAAATCTTTAGTAGATAATCCAGTATCATTTTTAGTTATCCTTAAATGATTACTGCCAACCACTAGGGTAGCGTAGTTATGATACTTCTCATCAGCTAAAGTAAACTGATAGTCTGGAGCATTGTAATACATGACACTGTTTAAACGTTCTGCATACATGCCGTAGTCTATTTGTTGTTTTTGTTTTTTCATATTCCCTCTGAAAATTATAGTGGCTAGTACCCCGAATTTAATCTAGGATTTATCTAGCCACTTGTCTTTTTGCAAGACATATCAACATGGTTAGGAAGGTTTTATTGAGGGCTACCATGTCAATTAAAAGATGTCATTGAAAGTGACAATCTCATTACCATACAATGTCACGAAGTAGTTGCCATTAGTTTTAGAAACTTCATAACAAACTTTATGCTCGTACCATTCCTCGTAGTTATCATAAACATAATCTACAAACCTTTTGTACTCGTCTTCAGTAACTTGTTTTGTTTTTGAATAAAATATATCTCTTTGTGCTTTCATAATTTAGTGCTCCATTATACCATACTTTTAATTAAATTGCAACCCCTATACCAACATTACCAGAAGCATCAATACTAATTTCTTCGGCATAATCTTTGTTCCACCATTTAGGTTTTGACCTACCTTTCTCCCACTTGGCATAGTGCTTTTCGTTAATAACATATCTACGATAAGCAATGATAGGGTCTTCATGTTTGTATTCATCTGGCATAGCTTGTGCAAGTGGTGTCATTTCGCCCTGCTTTATATTCTTTGGATACTGCATTAAAGGTCTTTCTAACTTAACAAGACTTGCATGTTGTTTGCCATAGCGAAAAGTGTACTCCATACCTAGTGCTAGAAAGTGTGCATACAGCCATGAATAATTTTGACTGCACTCTCTTGCCCAAATAGTACAAGGATGGTTTTTGTATGCAGTTTTGTAAAGTCCTACTTTATCTGCATACTCATCGCCATCCAGTTCTCTATGTGCTGTACATAACATCTGTGCTGTTTCCAATGGCATCTTCACTAGCATCTTATCTGGCTGTGCTTCTGCCGAAGTTATCGGGCTGTGATTAAAATAAAATATGTTCATTCTTCCTCCTGTTTAAACGTTACCATCCGCCTTGTTCTTTATCTGATTTCTTTTTTCTACTAAAAGTTTTTTCAAAGCCACCAGACAAACCAAACAAAACAAATGTGGTGCTACCAATAAAAACTAATAACACTATCAATAGTTCTATCATCTACCTTGTCCTCTATACATAACTTTACTTTGTCTTCGTTTGTGTTTGTTCATGTGCTTGGTAGATTGTTTAACCTTTCTACCACGACCTGCCAAACCTTGTGAAGTTGATTTCTTTACGTGCTTAATTAATCCTACTTCTCTTTTAACTGCCATAGTATTCTCTGTATGCCTCCATTAAAAAACTTTTATTGATTTCTAGATACTCTTCAAAAGTATCATAAAGTTTTTCGCCATACTCTCTACGTTCATTTCTATTTTCGTAGTACATCTCTTTGGCAAACTGTTTAAACGTCATGTCTGTAAACCTCAAAAGAATCTGAATCTAAATCTATAATCGGTGCTTGGTCATACCACTCATCAACTATCTCGTCAAATGTTTTTACTCTTTCCATGTTACTGTACCTCCGTACTATTTGATTTAACAAAATTACTTACCAACATTTGTAATGCCATATCAAACTGAACATCTTGCTCAACTCTTTTAGTGCCATCACAACTTAATGCTTTTAAGTTTTCTTGAAGTTCATCCATCTGTTCATCAGATAACAAACTAACTACTTTTAAAAATTGTCTTGTTGCTTCCCTCATACTTACCTCCTTTTTATTATAGTATTATAAAGCTTTATAAAGTATTTATAATAATATTTATTATAATATATTTATAAATTTTATAAAGATTATATCATGTTTTTTTGTTCGTGTCAAATTTATTTTTATGTTAATTATTAAATTAGTATGTGTTAAAACTAAGTTAGGGTAAGAAATAAAATACCTCTGTCGCTTCCATACAAGCCCTCTAACAGACGATAATTATATTTATAACCTACCCTATATTCTCTAGTTAACATTGTCTTAAATCACTTAGTCAGTGCATCCAAAATTCTATCAGCATCTACACACACAAATGATTTTGCAAACGTTTTATATTCATCTTTGATTACTTGTTCTAAACCTTTACGATTGTCAATAATAAATTTCTCACAATCTTGTTCAGTCTTGAAAAGAAACTCAAAGACGTGTACATCTTCCAGTAAAACTGCTGTTACTGGTATGTTAAAAAATGCTATCAATACCCACGACATTATAGTTCTCCATCATAGTGCATATCAATTATCTCAGCAATCTTATCTGTTAAAAAATGATACAGTTGTAGTTCATTTACTTCGTCAATGTCATATTCTTTTTCAAACTCAGTCTTTGCTTCTGCAACAAACTTATCAAAAGTTTTGAAAGAAATCTTACCTGACACCTCATTCATCATGGCAAATTGTTCGCCAATATCTTTACTCATATCTCCTCCTAAGTTCTGTTATATTCTGTGATATTATCTTAACTTCCATTTACTTCCTCCTGTTTAAACAACTTCTTCATCAACGTAAGTGTCAGGAAAAAGTTCATCTTCGTCTATTGGATTCCAGTCTTCATCAAGATAAGAGTCTGTTGATGACCACTTCCAATCCGTGTTATCTAATTCAGGCGTTATTTGTTTTGAAATAAATGTGCCGTCTCTTAGTGTAATGTGTAGTTCAACCCACTTACCTACTTCAACCTTTTCAATATCTTCAAGTTCAAAGCCTTCGCTTTCAGCAATCATTTCAATATCCCACATAATAGTAGTATCATACTTTGCTTCTACATATCTAACATCTGTCATGCTTCCTCCTTGAATTTAAAAGCTTCTACATCTCTATACTTAACATCAGATTTTAAATCCACTAATAGTCTTTCGTATGCTTCTTCTAAACTATTAGCTTCTATCTCATCATAATAAGTAACAATATATTTTTTCATCTTTCCTCCTTTGGATAAGTTCTAGTTCCTAAATTTGTATCTTCAATATAAGTTCGGGATTTACTATCCCATTTGTATAGATGAAAACTTCCTAATCTGTACAACTTTGTTCTTAAAGACTGACTTAAATAATCTTCCATATTTATACCGTCATTGTCTTCGTTATAAAACAGACTATCTTCATTACCATGCCAAACATATCTGTCATCTATTAAGTCGTTCAATTCTTCCATTGAGTCAGCACTATAGTAAGGAATAAAACTTGAGTATGTATCTTGTAATAAATATTTTTTTATTATCAAATCATCATTATCATTTCTATCACAATGACCTTGTTCATAAGTATTAATTTGTCCTAGTGTTACAGTCTTCATGTTTAAACACCTCTTAAATTAAACATATCTTCGGCAACTGCTTCTCGCAACTCAACCTCGTTAAGTCTTGCTATTTCTTCTTGAGAATGTAAATTACTCAATAAGAATTCTCTTACTTCTTCTAAAGACATTTCTTCTACTGCTTCCCAAACATCTTCCCATATTCTGTCATTTATTTCGTGGCTCATATTATTCCTCTAATGATTCTATTATTTAAATATTAAAACTATTATAACATAGTTTAAATTCTTTTTGTAGCATAAGCATATAGCTTATAGTTATAAGAAACGACTATATCTTTTTCTATCTTTCAGAATAATAGAAAGCAACTTGTACACCCTCAATAGTTTTTATTACAGCTACATCATCTAAACCTACTTTCTCTTGGTCAGATAAAGTGCTTAATATAACCCAATCAGTATGTCCATATTCTTCTCTGCAAATATCATCTATCTGCTCTGTAATATCTCTACTCATTTTCGTTTTCCCATTTTTCAATTTGCTCAAGTAAAGATGTAGCACATTCATTTCTACCTACATGAATATCAAAAGTATCGTCAGATAATTCTTCATCTTCATTTATTACAGGTTCATTATGTTCTATTTCCTCTTCTAACCATTTAACTATTTTATTTAATATATTTTTACTCATTTATTTCCTCCGTTTAAACGTTCTCTGTTTTATAATTAGGTAAGAGAACTAAACCTTATTAAAACTATTATAACATAGTTTAAATTCTTTTTGTGATATAAGTATATAACTTATAGTTATAAAACAAATCGAGAGCTAGATTTTTTTCTGCAGTTCTAACTCTCGAAGAGTAGCAGTTTCTTATACGCTTTCAAGGTGGTTTCAAGTCCTGCTAACTTTACACCCGATACCCACTTTTTTAATCTCAGGTATCACGCCCACCGAAGTCCAAGCCGTGTCGTTTAAACGCTACACGTTGTCTACTAATCGGAAGTCTTATATCGCCTTTCGGTCTTGCAACTAGACTAGAGGTGTCTTCATTATCCCGAGTATCTTGGCTAGAAACTATCCACCTTTTGCGAGGCTTCGCTACAGTCATCTCTCAGGGTCATCGAATGTTTTACACATAACTTCCCGTGGTTTTTCTATGAAGCATTGCCTCATAGTTATGTAATAATTATATCAAACTTTTTATTGTTTGTGTAGAATAAGTATATAACTTTTAGTTATATAAACTCTACTTGTCTTTCGTACTTTTCACTAGCAGTCTTCACTTGCTTTTCTAAGTCGATAGAATAATCATAAAGCTTTTCAACTCCGTCATTCCAATTTGTCCAGCCTAAAAATCCAACACAACATTCGTCTAAATCTCTATGCTCATCTTGTAGTGACACATCATAAATATATACTTTGCATTCGTCATAAGCATTAACACCTTTATATTTATCTCCTGTCTTTTGGTTAGCACACTCACTCAAATCTCTGGTAAGTTCAACTCCTATATCTCCGTAACATTCTACTCTGTAATAGTAGTTTCTATTCTTTAGGATTTCTCCCATTAAAAATCTAATGTATGGTTTTGCTATCATAATTTATACTCCGTTTAAACGCTATGCGTATGGTGAC